TGATAATAAAACTTCGTCTAAAAAAATGAATCGTCAGATAAAGATGATTTCTACTATTAAAAACTCTCTTCAAAGTAAAGAGAAACTGAATGAGTTCAATAGTGTCATCAACATGGCGTTTGGACTAACACAGAAGAAGAGGTTCTATATTTCTGACTACGGATATTCAAATGTTCGTGAAGTAATTCTTGGTGAGCAAGACACACTGCTACCTGGGCAGAACTGGGACAAGTTTCACCTTGAAAATATCATTGCCTGGTGGAAGAAGAAAGCAGGCAAGAGATATGATACTCTTAAGAAAGATGGTAGGTTCAGAACCAAGGTTGAACTCTGGACAGAAGACGATGACATTCAGATTATCCGATGAAGTGTGAAGTAACAATGTATCGTGCAGGAACGATATTTAAAGAGACTTATGTTGTCAGTGATTATCAAGAGGCAAGAAAAGTCGCTCTGGCTAGAAACCCAGATGTAACTATTGTTGGTGTAAACGCAGTATTTAAATGATGGAACTTAAAGACTGGCTCAATTCAATTAATTTTAATAAGGAAGATATCAGTGAGGACATTCGCTCTTACCCTCCATATATCGTTAATCGTTGTTTGTCTGGGCACCTTGATTGTGTCATGTACACTAATGAAATGAATAGATATCATTTCTTAGATAAAGATATGCAATATCAATTTTATCTAAATAGTCTGAGGAAAAAGAAGAGATTCTCTCCCTGGCTCCGAAAGGATAACGTCACGGACTTAGAAAGCATCAAACAATACTATGGCTATAGTAATGAGAAAGCATCTCAAGCTCTGAAAATCCTGACAACCGAACAGATTGCTTTTATTAAACAACGACTTGATACCGGAGGACGGAAATGACAAATACGGTTGAACCCACCGTTACATGGTCGCAAGATCAGATGGTGGAGATTATTTTAAATGAACCCGATGATTTTCTAAAAGTCAGAGAAACTCTTACCAGAATTGGTGTAGCATCACGCAAAGAACGTAAACTCTATCAATCCTGCCATATTCTGCATAAGCAGGGTAAGTATTATATTGTTCACTTCAAAGAATTGTTTGCGCTGGATGGTAAACATGCTAATCTAACCATTAATGATGTTCAAAGACGTAACAGAATCGTTCGTCTTCTATCGGATTGGAAACTCATGAGTGTAGTCGATGAGGAATCTATCCTGGACATTGCCCCTTTGAATCAAATTAAAGTTCTTGCCTACAAGGATAAAACCGAGTGGATTCTTGAGCAAAAATACAATATTGGTAAGAAGGGCAAAGAGAATGCTCAGTAAGAACAAACCTGATAAAATATACTTACATCATTTTGACTGGACAGAAGATTTTGTAAGAAATAATATTGATATCATTGAGAGAAATTATGCTAAGTATCCTACCAGAAATAGGTGGGATACTAATTGTCATGTTGTTCATGACGATGATGATGATGATGTTGAGATGATTGATTTTTCTTTTCTAAGAAAAGAATATGAAAATCTAGCGGAAAAAGTTTCTCAAGACGCTGAGTTTCAAAGGTGGTGTCTTGGCGATATTTGGTACAATTTTTATAAAACAGGACAAGGGCAAGAAGAACACGATCATGATGGGAATGGTGGATTTTCCATGGTTCACTATCTTATTTTCAACCCCGAGGTTCATCTTAGTACAAACTTTGTTCGTCCAGAGGTGCCGGCACCAGATTTAGTTCAGGGGGACGTATTAATATTTCCGGCTCGTTGGATTCATAGTGTTCCTGATAACGAAAGTAACGAAAGAAGACTTACTGTTGCGTGTACTCTCACTAGAATGAATATATAAGATGTGCTTTTCGTGCGGCACACTTTACATTCGGAACACCCTATAAAGAGGTTCGGTTACTACCGTTCCTCTTTTTTTAGAATTTGTGTTATAAATAAGTATGGACGCCTTCGGGGTCCACAAAACACAAACTCGCTTTTAAAGGAGCTACAATTATGAACACGCTCGCACGTTATACTGCGTCGGATCTTCCTGTGCTGTTGGATAAAATTTCCAAGAACAGCATCGGTATGAACGATTACCTAAATAGAGTGTTCGATTTGCATGAAACGACATCGAACTATCCTCCCTACAATCTAGTTCAAGTCAGCAACGTGGAATCTAGACTAGAATTGGCATTGGCAGGATTTAAGAAAGCAGAAGTCAATGTCTACACACAAGATGGTAAACTCTTTATTGAGGGCCAGAAAGAAGATAAGGAAACGGAAACAACGTATTTGCACAAAGGTTTGGCTCAGCGGAGTTTTACACGAGCCTGGACGCTCAGTGACGACACGGAAGTTAGATCAGTTACTTTTGATGCTGGGTTATTGAGTGTTATCCTAGGTAGGATTGTTCCAGAGCATCACACTAGAAAGGATTGGTTCTAAATATAATTGAATATCGTCGCCGCGAGGGGCAACTGGCAAAATCCAGTTGACGCCCCTCTTTTTTCTTGCTATAATACCTGGAGGTAAGACTGTGCTATGACAATCAAATTGATGCTGTTGAAGTCGGGGGAAGACATCATTGCCGATGTTACTGAAATGACAGCAGGTGAAGATAATCCAGTGGTTCTCGGATATTATTTGAACAAACCATGTATCGTTAAGATTCGAGACTCTACTGTTCTGAATGAAGAATCAGAACGAGAGCAGACTAATTCATTTAGGGTTTCGTTGTTTCCTTGGATGCCTTTGTCTGAAGATAAAGTCATTCCGATTCCTGCAGAATGGTTGGTTACGATGGTTGAACCAAAAGAAAAACTCAAAGACATGTATGTAGAGGATGTAGTAACTTATGGACAACAAGACAATCAAGATTCTGGTGCTGTTGAACAACCAGATTCTGTTGAGTGAGATTCAAGAAGTAGGTGCTGACATCGGTGAACCCGATTGTAGACTTGTCAATCCTTATGTTGTGAACGTAGAGGACTTGACTTTGACACCTTACTTGCTGACTCTCACAAAAGATGATAGCTTTATGATGAGTTCTGAAAAGATTTTAACTCTTGCAGAACCGACTCCCACACTCCTTGAAAAATATCTGGATTTGATTGACGAATGAAATTTTACACTAATGTCCAAGTTATTGGGAATCAAATTCTGGTTCGTGAAGTTGATAATGGTGTAAGGAGAGAATATCGGGATGAGTTCTTTCCAACTCTGTTTGTCAAGTCTAAAAAAGATACAAAGTATCGGACATTAAGTGGTGAAACTGTAGAAGAAATCCATCCTGGACAGGTGCGAGATTGTCGTGAGTTTTATAAGAAGTATGAGGGAGTAGACGGATTTGAGATTTATGGTAATGATAGATACGTCTATCAATACATTTCTGAGAAATATCCTCAAGATGAAATCAAGTTTGATATTAATCAAATCAAACTGATAACAATTGACATTGAGGTATCGTCGGAACAAGGTTTCCCTGATGTAGAGTCTGCATCGGAAGAAATGCTTGCAATTACTATTCAGGATTACAACACCAAGAAGATTACAACTTGGGGTGTGAAACCTTTTGTCAATAATCAAAAGAATGTTACTTATTACCACTGCCCATCAGAACAAGAACTTCTGAGTCACTTCATTAATTACTGGATGCAGGATGTTCCTGATGTGATTACTGGATGGAACAGTGAGTTGTATGACATCCCATACCTCTGCAAACGCCTCAACAGGGTGCTTGGAGGGAAGATGATGAAGCGCATGTCTCCGTGGGGACTTGTGTCTGAAGGAGAGACGTATATCAAGGGCAGAAAGCACACCACGTTTGACTTGGGTGGGGTGACTCAACTTGACTATCTAAATCTATATAAGAAGTTCACTTATAAGGCGCAAGAGTCTTATCGTTTGGACTATATTGCTAGTGTGGAACTGGGACAGAAGAAACTCGATCACTCAGAGTTTGATACGTTCAAAGATTTCTATACTCATGGTTGGCAGAAGTTCATCGAATACAACATCGTTGACGTAGAACTCGTCGATAGGTTGGAAGATAAGATGAAACTTATTGAACTTGCTCTAACCATGGCATATGATGCTAAGGTGAATTATAACGATGTGTTCTATCAAGTCCGTATGTGGGACAACATCATTTATAACTATCTAAAGAAGCGGAATATTGTTATTCCGCCTAAGATTCGCTCAGACAAAAATGAAAAGTACGCAGGTGCTTATGTCAAGGAACCGATTCCGGGAAAGTATGATTGGGTGGTTAGTTTTGATCTCAACAGTCTTTATCCTCATCTTATCATGCAGTACAACATC